TCAGATGGGGGGTGTGTGATGATCGGATTTCTTGGTTTTTTGTTGGTTACTTTCGGAATATTTTTTAACCTTGAAGGATGTATGGAATGATACTCGAAGCCATGCAAGACGCCCGCACCCAGATAGACACGCCAGCAAAGGACACTTTCTGCGACTGGCATGAGGTTGAACTCCGCGCCGCCATGGAAAAGGACGCCAAGAGTGTCCGCATGGAAAACCGAAACCTTGTCTACCGCAACACGGGGGCCAGCTTCTCAGGCCGCACGGATGGAACGCATGTCGCCTGCAAAGCGGCCATGAATGAGATAGGCAGGCCGTGCACCCGGCGCGAACTTGAGTTCGCCCTTGACGTGCAAAAAAAGACAATCGAAAGATACCTTCGGGCGCTGATCCACAGCGAAGAGGTATTCACAGATCGAAACGACGAAGGCCAGATTGTCTATATCTTGCGGGCGGGGTATGATGGGCAGGGGCAGTTAAATCTATAGTTGACCATTGGTAAGGCATCAGGTAACTTAAAGGGCGGGGAGGTCACTACACCTCAACCCGCCCAGATCAGCGATAAAAGGGATCGCCAATGACTAAAGATTTACCATCACCTGAATTGCTGCGCAAGTTATTGCGATATGAACCCGATACCGGAAAACTTTTCTGGCGTGAGAGAACGCGCGAGATGTTTGCAACAAAAAATTCATTCGGAACTTGGAACACAAAGTTCGCAAACAAAGAGGCTTTTACGGCGAAAGACACAAAGGGGTATTTGCAGGGAGGCATTAATGGATCACTTTTCAAGGCGCATCGCGTTGCTTGGGTTGTTTTTTATGGTGCTTGGCCAAAAAAGCAAATTGATCATATCAACTGCATTAGGGACGACAACCGAATTTTAAATTTGCGTGAGGCCACAAACCAACAGAATGGTTTCAACCGCAATGCACCATCAAGCAACACAAGTGGCTTTAAGGGCGTTCACTGGAACAAAAAAGATAAAAAATGGCAGGCGCACATAAGGGTATCCGGGAAAAGAAAACACCTTGGTTATTTTGACTGCCCTGAAGTTGCTGCTGCGGCGTATGAAGTGGCCGCCCAAAAATACCATGGGCAATTTGCAAACACTAAGCTTTAGTTTTTAAGATGGCGCGGGGTTCGCAACGCGGGTGGATGGCAACCCTATTGCGAGCGGCAAGACGATAGCGCTACCTCCTCCCTTTCGAGCGCAGTGAGGGCTTGCCAAATAACGGGACGTGACGACATAAGGATGGTGTGATAAGGTTACGGCATGACAGGCAACACTATCAGCACAGGAAAAGACCCAGCAACGGGGCGCTTCACGACTGGCAATCGCTGGTGGCAGGCGCGGTCTTCGCATGGGCGAAGCCCTGTTTTTAAAGATGCGGACGACCTTCTAAATGCCTGCCTTGAGTATTTCGAATGGAACGAAAGCAATCCGCTTTACAAAGATCAGCTTGTAACCTTTCAGGGATCAGCAACACACGAGCCTGTGGCGCAAATGAGGGCGCTTAGCTTACACGGCCTTTGCATGTTCTTGGATATTAGTCGAGGGACATGGAATGAGTGGCGAAATTCGCGTCCCGATTTTTCAGAAGTCATTGACATGGTGGAAAACGCTATTTTTCGACAGAAGTTTGAAGGCGCTTCCGCTGATCTGTTGAACGCTTCTATCATCGCCCGTGACCTTGGTTTGGCAGATAAGGCGCAGGTTGATCATTCCAGCAAAGACGGCAGCATGTCGCCGCGCGATCACTCTAGCGCCGTTCTGGACGCGCTAAAGGCCAAGCATGGCCCTGACACCGAGTGAGGTTGCCGACTTGCGCACCGACTTGCTGGCGTTTACACGTCACATGTTTCGGGCGCGTAAGGGTGCAGACCTAAAGCCAGCACCGCATCACCCTATCATCTGTAATGCCTTGGAGCGCGTTGTTGCTGGATACTGCCCGCGCTTGATTATCAACGTGCCGCCGCGATCTGGCAAAACGGAAATAGCGGTCAAGAACTTCATGGCATGGTCTATGGGCAACTTTCCCGATAGCGAGTTTATCCATGCCAGCTACAGCAAGCGACTTGCCACGACGAACACTTGGGAAACGCGGGCCATGATGCAGCATGAGGCTTTCGCCGATATCTTCGGTGTTGCGGCATTCAGGGAAGACAGCAACGCTAAAGATGAATTTCGCACAACGGCAGGCGGGATCGTTTATGCAACAGGGGCTGACGGCACGATCACTGGATACGGCGCAGGCAAGATGCGCGATGACTTCGGGGGCGCAATCATTGTGGACGATCCGCATAAGGCGGGTGAAGGCAATAGTGACCTGATGCGGCAAAACGTCATTGACTGGTTTTCGACTACAATGGAAAGCCGCGCGAACAACAAGCCGCACACACCTATCATTGTTATCATGCAGCGCCTGCACGAAAAAGACCTAAGCGGCTGGCTGCTATCCGGCGGCAATGGTGAAAAGTGGGAGCATATCAACATTCCAGCTATTCAGGGTGATCAATCATTTTGGCCGGAACAATTCCCAATGTCGGAATTGCGCCGCATGGAACAAGCAAATTCGTATGTATTTGCGGGGCAGTATATGCAGCGCCCAGCGCCATTAGGGGGCGGTATATTCAAGGATGATTGGTGGCGCTATGTGAGCGAGCCACCCCCGATAGAATACCGCACGATCTACGCGGACACCGCTCAAAAGACAAAAGAGCAGAACGACTACACAGTATTTCAGTGCTGGGGTAAAACCCGTGAGGGGCAGGCTATACTTTTGGACATGGCGCGGGGTAAGTGGGAAGCGCCGGAACTTCTTGAGAGGGGAAGGGCGTTTTACAACAAGCATCGCCTAAAGACCGGCGTCGGGGCGCTTCGGGCGTTCAAGGTTGAAGACAAGGTAAGTGGAACTGGGCTAATACAAACGCTCAAGCGGGAAGGCGTGCCAATGGTTGCGATACCTAGGCACACAGACAAGGTTGTTCGCGCATATGATGCTGCGCCTTTTGTTGAAAGCGGGAATGTGCTATTAATGCGCAACTGTCCGCACTTGTCGGATTTTCTAGGAGAGGCGTCGGCATTCCCAAACGGGACGCATGATGATACATTGGACCCGATGTTTGATGCAGTAACTGATATATTGGCCGGAACCGGCGAAGTCTTTGGAGTGCTTTGATGTGGCCATTTAATCGAGCCAATGCGGTAGAGAAAAAAGAGCATCCCAACGGCGCGGCGTTTATGGTTTCCGCCGGTTCTACATGGGTGCGGTCTGATCGCAGAAAGCAATACATTGAAGAGGGATACCAGCTTAACGTTATTGTGTATCGCGCGGTGCAAGAAATCATCAAGGCGGCTGGATCTCTTGAGATTGAATTGTTTGGCGCGGACGGTGGGAAAATAGAGGCCCATCCTGCGCTAGACTTGCTGAAAATGCCCGCACCTCAAATGACGTGGGACGCATGGGTTGCAGAAATGCTGGTCAATCGCATGTTGATGGGAGAAATGGCTGCCGTCTCGCCAAATGAAAGCGGACCACCTGCTGAGGTCTGGCCGCTCAACCCAATGCACGTTGATGTCATTCCAGGCCGCAGCGGCCTGCCTTCTGCGTATGTCCATGAGGTCAACAAAAGCAAAAGGTCATTTCCTGTCGACCCCGCAACGGGCAATTCGCAGGTGATGTTTAGCAAGACGTACAACCCGATGAACTACTGGCGCGGTCAATCGCCCCTTATGTCGGCTGCGCTTGCTGGTGACACTCATAATTCCGGTATGCGCTGGAATTATAGTTTGTTGAAGAACAGCGCACGTCCGAGCGGCTTAATCCGGTTTAAGCAGGGCTATCCCGGCGGCGAAACCATTCAGAGAATGCGCGAATACTTCAAGGCGCGAATGCAGGGATCGCAGAACGCTGGCGAAATTCCCATGCTTTCCGACGATGCTGAGTGGGTGCAAATATCACAATCTGCCCGTGACATGGACTTCCTGAAAACCATGCAGGAAACGGCCAAATACATTGCGTCTGCGCTGGGCGTGCCGCTGCCATTGATCGACAATGACGCAAGCACCTTTAACAACTTGGAGCAGTCCAAGGAGCGGCTTTACACTGATACTGTCATTCCGATCATGAACGAATTGCTTGCCGAGTTGAATAATTGGCTTTTGCCGAGGTTTGGCGATGGTCTGGAATTGCGGATCGACATGGATGCAATCCCCGCCCTTGAGGGCTTGCGGGAGCGCATGTTCAAGCGGGCGGTAGAGGCATATCGTGAGGGGCTGTTAAGTGTTCAGGAAGCGCGGCAATTGATCGGCTATGAGCGAGACCCAGATGGCGACTTGAAGCCCGCGCCTTCATCCCTTTTGGGCCTACCGCAAGAAGATGTGAAAGCCCTTGCCTATGGCTTGGGTGCGTTTGACACTAAGGAGACAACCAAATGAGTGACGAATTTTCTGACCACGAAAGCGGGCTAAATAGCCCTTTCACACGGCATTACACAATCACGCCGGACGATGATGCGGACCTGCCAACACGCCCAAGGGCGGTCTACTGCAACGGCGATGGTGACGCTGTTTTGCGTGATGAGGGTGGCGTTGATGTGACTTATGCGCTTACTGTCGGGCAACGCATTGAGGGCCGCATTGTCAGGGTTTTGGCTACTGGCACAACGGCAACGCTTGTCGCTTGGTATTAAATGGCCAGAAAGCCTGCCTTCGTTAGCCACGGTCCTGAGCGCGAGGCTGAGATACAAGGCCGGATGCTGGATGCGCTAGAGGCGTCGTTTCGTCGGCGCATTCAGTCGGCAATTGTTGATGAAAGCAGCGAGATAGTGTCGGGATATCGTGATTTGGGGTATGTGCCGCCCGCGTCGGATGCTGCATCTGCGCGGTTTCGCGATGTGTATCTTGATCTGGCCTTGGCGTCCGCACGGACATTCGGGCGGCGAATGATTACAAGCGGCAAGGCGGCAGGTCACGACCTAGAGGCAAAGCAAATAGATTTTGCTGCGCTGTTTTCGTCGCTGGCAAACGCGTGGGTAAACCTTGAGCCGATCCGTAGGCGCATTCAAAGTGTTACGGCGACGACGCGCAACCAGATCGTGATACAGGTATCGCGAGGCCAGCGGGATGGCATTGGTGTTGCCCAGATAGCCAAGAATATCACCGACGATATCCCAAGGGTGTCGCGGCTGCGGGCGGCGCTTATCGCCAGAACGGAAACGCACGGCGCGGCCAACTTTTCCATGCACCAGACAGCCAAGGCAACGGGGCTTGAACTGGAAAAGGAATGGGTTAGCACCGAAGACGCCAGAACGCGAGCAATATGGCGAAATGACCAGTTTGATCATGTGGCAATGAACGGCCAGAAGCGCGACATGGATGAACCATTTGATATGCCGTGGATTGGTGGTGCCGGTGAGCCAATCAAAATCATGTATCCGGGCGAGGCGGGCCAGCCCGGTGGGGCTGTAATCAACTGTCGATGCGCTGTGGTGCATGGAGTGAAAGGGTTGGAATAGGCACAGCTTTGCAACTTGGCAAAGGTGTGGTATAAGTTTGCAAACGGCTGCTGTGAAGCATCCTATGCCCTTAGATGGAGTTCTATATGTCCCGCAAAGATGCTGGCGAACCGCTTGAGATTAAATTCGCGGCCATTGAGGTTAAGCGCGAAAGCGAAAGCGATGAATATCTGACAATCTCAGGTTATGGCGCTGTCTTTGGCAATGTCGATAACGGCGGTGATATCGTTGTTCAAGGTGCGTTCAAGGAATGCATTTCTAGCGGTCGCAAGGTCAAGATGCTTTGGCAGCACGATCCATCACAGCCTATTGGCGTATGGGACGAAATGCGCGAGGACGAAAACGGCCTGTATATGAAGGGCCGCATCAGCAAGAAAGCCGCCAAGGGGGCCGAGGTTGCCGAACTGGTCAACATGGGCGCGATTGAGGGTCTTTCAATTGGCTACCGCACGCAAGAATACGAAATGGATGTTGATAAGGGCTACCGCAAGCTGACGAAGGTGGATCTTTGGGAGACGTCCGTTGTTACGTTCCCAATGAACGAAATGGCAAATATCTACGACATGAAGTCCGTTGACGACATGAGTGATGCCGAGATCAAGCGCCACATTGAGAAGGCGCTAAAGGCTATCAAGGTTTCCGGCACCGAGGCTAAAGCAATGGCCTCTGCCGCGATGAAGGGGAGGGATGATGTCCTGCGCGATGCAGGCGTTACGCTTCCTGAGGATGATCAACGCGAGGTTGACGAACTCAAAAAGCTACTCACTGAAACCCTGCAAAAGATGGAGAGTTAGGAATGACTGATCTTGCAGAAATCAAAGGGCTTGTTGAGAAGATCAACCCGACCCTGACTGAATTGCGCGGCGAAATTGACGCGCTGAAAGAACGTGACCTGTCTGATGTTGTGACCCAAGAAAAGCACGACAAGATGGCTGACGACATCACGGCCAAGATGGATGCGATGCAAAAAGCCCAAGCCAAGCTGGAAGCGGCGATGAACCGCCCCGGCGGCGACGAGCAAGATACCGAAATTGGCCGTAAGCAGGCTGATGAATTTTTTCGCAAGGGCATTGACCTTAAAGGCCGCGAAATGGGCGACCAGAAGTTGATGGTTGAGATGCGCGGCAAGGCAATGTCTACTGACGTGAACCCCGATGGCGGCTATCTTGTCCGCCCTGAGTTTGTTGACCGTGCGGTAAGCCGAATTTTTGAGACATCCCCAATTCGTCAGATTGCAACTGTCTACAATGGCTCCACAAAGTCGATTGACATGCTCATTGATGATGACGAGCCTGAAGTTAATTCAGTAGGTGAAGGCGCTTCGTCTGGTCAAACAGATACGCCAGAAATCGGCATGAAAACAATTGTTGCGCACAAATATGACGCAACCCCTCGTCTCAGCAATGAGATGGTTGAAGATGCCTATTTTGACGTTGAGGCTTGGTTGTCCGGCAAGGTTACCCGCAAGATTTCACGCAAAGAGAACACAGACTTTGTTCTTGGCAATGGCGTCGGAAAGGCGCGCGGCTTCCTGACATTCCCCGCTTGGTCGTCTGCTGGTGCATATCAGCGTGGCGCAATTGAGCAGCGTAATCTTGGTTCTGCCGCTGCGCTTAACTCTGATGGCTTGATCAAAATGCAGGGCGATCTCATTGAGGATTATCAGGCGGGCGCGGTTTGGGGTATGCATCGCACTACATTTGCATCTGCCTTGACCTTGAAGGGGTCTGACAATTACTTCTTCAGCCCTGTGCTGTTGCGTGACGGTCAGTCGTCAATCCAGCTTCTTGGCAAGCCGGTTGTGTTTATGTCAGATATGCCAACGGTGGCTGCAAACGCTCTTAGCGTTGTTTATGGTGACTTTGCTGAGGGCTACACGGTCTTTGACCGCGTTGGCATTCAAATTCTGCGTGATCCTTTCAGAAATCATGGCTTTATTGAGTACTACACGACTAAGCGTACTGGTGGCGATGTCACCAACTATGAAGCCCTGAAAATCGGCAAGATTGCCGCGTAAAGCCAGAAAGGAGTTTTCACTATGGCTAAGTTTGATATGCGCAACAATGCCGAGTACGGGCTGGCGCTTTCCGCCACCCTGTCCGGCACA